ATATCGGGGTGGGGGTCATTTTATTCAATACCCTCCCCCCTCTTTTTTCTTTAGGTTTCCCCGTTATTTGTGGCGTGTTAAAGACTCATCAGATTGGCAAAAATTAGAAAATTTAGGAATTTTTATGAAAAAATGGTAAAAAAAACAAGAATAAAGAACAAAAAGCGATGCAAGACAATCAAATCACAATAATTAAGATTGAAAGGAGACTTTGTGGAAACAAGCGTAAGAATCTCAATAATTGTTTTCTTTGGTTGCCTTGCATCTATACAGAATTTAAGAGGTTTGTAAAGTTTTTTGCGTTTTAAGCAACAAATTCACTTGGCGCATGCTTAACTTTCTTGTAAAGATTTAATGGATCTTCACTAATGAATCGGTCAATAGCCTCTTCGATTTCATTCTTTATTTCATTATCAGACATTTCATCATACTTGATGTCTGTGATCCTTGATAAAAGTTCATTTGTTCCATAACCTTTGATCATATCAAAGTCAAGCCAATGATCATAATCATCAATTGGATCATAAGGATTATCTACCGTTGTCATCATGACAACTACATCGTTTTCATTTTCCATGGTATCTTGGCCTTTCATATCTTATCATTTATGGCTCTTGACACAGTGGAAACAGAAACTCCTAAAAGTTCAGCAATTTCTGCATTTGTGTATGTATTTGCCATGCCTTTTATCTTTGTTACGGTAGCTTTTGAAAGTTTTGTTGTTGCTTTTGGAAGCGCATACTGTCTAACTTGATCTGGATCAGCTTTTTCAAGAATTTTACTTGCTTTATGGTTTGATATTGCGCCGGCTTGGATTGCAGTCCATTCATCTGGCTCAATATTTATTCTTGATTTCTTTCCAGAAGCTCCAACTTCATCTCTAGCACGATTAATCGCCTGCTGCCTATACTTTTTTAGATCCTTTTTGGGCATTTCTTCGCCAAGTTCAGCCACTTTATTATAGACATCTTGTCCTGCTATATACTGGGCAAGTCTTTCTTTTGGTCTATTTCTCTCTGCAATGTCAAGTTTTGCTTCAAGTGTCGCAACCTGTTTAGCATAAACTTTATTTGCCTGAGGGCTATATGTTTTTGCAGGGGTGGCTAAATATTCAAGGCGGGCACTGTTTGCGAGTGCTTTGCACCGATTTGCATACTCGGCATAATATTCTTCTTGGACCGTACCTGATGATAAAGTATGAGCGTCCGTCGTTTCTGCCATCTGGGTACTTTTTTGAAGTCTTTCAACGACTTTTCCATTCTTTTTATCGTAGTATGTTTCTTTATGCCGCTTGTAAATTAGGGTGCCTTCTGGTTTTGAAGGGTCATATCCAGATTTTTCTTTCTTGTTTATATAGGGGGACCCATAATTTTTATCGGTGTACTCAACAGCTTTAGCCCGGGATATTAAAGTTGATGCCCCACTTTCTTTATACTTGCCATTCTTATCGTAATGTCCTTGGTATAAAGATTTAAGTTCAGCTATATTGTTATCTCTCTCTGACTTTTTATAGTCAAGGTGATGCTTTTCTGCATCAATAACAACCATCGAATGGCGGACAGCTCTTGCTAGTTCATCTGGGCTAGCGCCCTTAATCGTCATATCTGTTATCAGATTAGACACTTCGCCCATCTGAATACCTTTTTGCTGCTTTGTCATTATCTTTATTGGCTTGTTCGTAATTGGATCAACATAATCATAGATAGGCTGACCTTTTTTATCAAACTTACCAGTGTCAACTTCTTTTGTCCCATAGTCCATCTTAGGATCAAAGTCTTTAAGACCTGGCAAAGGATCGGATGATTTAATCTTTACCTTCTGCGAGAATGGTATAACAACTACAGAATCTCCATCAAAATCTGCACCAGAAAGTCGTTCTGCTACTTTAGCAGATATGCCAATGGCGTCTTTAACATTTCCGATAGATGACTTTGCTTCTTTCTGATTGTTGTTAACCGTGCATATGGGTATCTCAAACGTTCCTGCATGCGGGAAACGTACAAGAGCTACCTTTTCGCCATTCTTAAAGTTCGGTGCATAAACTTCCGTTTCTTTCATTGATCGAACTGGTAAGATAACTTCCCACTTCTCTCTAGGAAATGCAGCCGCCTTAAGATCAACAGCAGCTTTATCACAATTTGCAGCATAATCAAGAAGAAGCTTTCTTTTTACTGTTGGATTATTGATTGATTTAATCTCTTCATACTCAGATAATTTATCCATGTATGAATAATCCAGCTGCTTTTTAATAAGCTCCTTTGGCTGCTTAGATAGAAACTGTGCTGAAATCTGGCCATGACCATTGTCAAACCAATCGCCTTCTTCTTTGACCTTATTTACAGCATTTAGTTTCTCTTCTCCAGTTTTTTTGTCTATGTATACACTCTGCCCATTTGCTTTTATAGTTGCTCCAAATGGATTCTCAGGGTCTATTCCGATTTTCTTTAATACTTTCATCTTTGGAACATCTGATGTCTTGTTTGTATTGAACACAACATCATATCCATCAGGAATATCATCAGAATACATTGCCATTCCTTTTAGATAATGTGTGCCGTCAACCATTATTCGAACCTGCGAATAGTGATCATTTCCAAGATCAAGATCCTGTACACCACGTCGAAGCTGAATAACACCATCCATGTCTTTACCAGATATTTTATCATCCGCATAACGAATTTTTACTCTATCTGACGATATAGACGAGGGATACTGCAATTTACGAAATGTTTTTCCACCATCATCAGAGTGATAATCGCCAACAGAATCCATTTCCGCCTTATATGCTTGCCCATAAGACATATCTTTTGGCGCTATTACCATTGTATTAATCTGATGCTCTGGATTCGTCTGGTTTCTAAGACCAACACCATAAACGTTATAACCTTTTGTCTGTAATATGAATATAGCCTGCTCCATCATATGCCTTGAAATTCCAAGCTCTTTTTCAGAAGCGGCACCGACATCAATAACTGCTCCATTTTCGTTTGAAGTTTTTAAATTTGCTTCTTTGAGCTTGTTTTCCAAGAACACAGCAGCATCTTTACCAGCATTCATTCTTCTGTTTCTGTCTTCATCCAAATATGACCTTACAGTAGACTCGTTTTTTATTCCAAGTCTTCTTGCAATTTCCATATTGGAAACGCCCTGATGCTTTAATGACTTTACTTTAGCAACGAGAAGTGCTCTACGCTCATTTTCAGCAACGGCATACTGAACTTTAAAGTCATTTGTCGTCATCTTCATCTCTTTTGCGATTTGCGTATAGTTCATTCCCTTTTTCTGTAGAGACTGAACTCTTGAAATGAAATCGCCCATATGCTGATAGGGCTCTTCTCCAGAACCCCAAGGATATCGGCCAGACCGGCGTTTAATGCCATAGTGCATTATGACGTCGTCTTTTTCTTCAGGTTCCATCATTCACCCTCCTGCTTTGTTTTAAAGTCATCAATAATTTGGTCAAGCCATTTTATCTTTTCCATAATTTCCAAAATATCTTGTGATGCCGGGCGATCAATGATTATTTCATCATTTTGGTAAATCCTAAGTTCAGATGTGATATCACCTGGCTTTATGTCATAGCACAAACAAAAAAGAGCCTCGTAAATACGAAGCTGATCCATTGATGCTGGTATAGTTCCTGTTTTTAAATCGTGAATACGTAAAAACTTTTTCTTTTCGTTATACGTTATTGCATCAGCAGTTCCATAGCAATTCAAAGAATATACAAGTAACTGCTCTGGACGCATATGGTATCCAATGGCATCATTTACATACATGTTCAATGTCTTTTTGCCAGAAAGGCCTTCGGCTTCAAGCGTAATGCCCTTTTTGATAAGCTCTGCAGCAAGCGCATGAAGCTCAGTTCCTTCTTCTTTGGCATACATGTTTTGCATATATGTGGTCATCTTCTGCTCATCATAGTTAAGCCATGAATGCTTTGATGGACTAAGAATCGAATGCGTACCATCAAGATTAAGACTTGAAAAGTTTTTCCATTTCACCATAAACCTCCTTTTTATTCTCTGGATAAATAAAAGAGGCATAGCTCATTTTGTTCATTCGCTCGATATATCTATCCTGATTTGGCTGATGATGCGCCTTACCAGATATTTTTACTTCGAGCGCTGCCCAATGGTTCTTATTAAGCACTAATAGATCAGGAAGTCCTTGGCGATTTGATGGATCAAGTTTTACAACAATAGATCCAGGATATCGATTTTCGATTTCTTTTCTTATTTGTGCTTGAAATGCACTCTCTTTCATCCAATCAGTCCTCCTAAAAGTCAAAAAAAGAGGAGATAGGCAAGAAAGGCTAATAATATCAATGTCTCCACAACCGGCCATATAGGCGTGTTGAAGAGCACGTAATCTACTTTTAAGTGCCACTCTAGTCTTCTCCTCTCATTAAAGAGAATGAAATTCATGCGATTTTTTGAAAGCCGCATAAATAGGGAGTTTCAGAGACTGACTTTTTTAATTTGTAAAAAATTTGACATACCGCCGAGTTTAAAGGTCATTTATCTTAAGTTCTTCCTGGCTTTGAGCATCTTCAAATATCTTTTCATAGTCCAATTTTGCACTAGATATAGCTTTTTTACACTGTGGGCACTGTTCAAAGCCAAATGTTACAAGTCCTCCTGTATATGGATATACTTGCGTCACAAATCGTCTGCAACTTATCTTAAATCCACAACTCGGACAGGAAATATAACTTATTCCACCGTTATTTGATTCATTATATTCCCAAAACAATCTGGTATCTGACATAATTTACTCCTTTTTTGCTACTATAATTTTTGTTGAACAATATCCCAAATCCCAAAAAAAATCCTTAAAACTTTTTTATTTTTTGCAAATTTGTCAAGCAGATTTTTGCTTGACAAATTTAACTCTTTTATAAAAGTTTTTAAGTAAAAAAATGGGATTTGGGATTTTTGTCAACAAATGTAAACACCCCTCAAACCCGCACCAATACTGGCTCACAGCGATTTGTCAAGCATTTTGTCAAGCATTTTGTCAACAAATGTCAAGCATTTTGTCAAGCATTTTGTCAAGCATTTTGTCAAGCAACTTTTTTGATTTTTTTAAAATCTTGCTTGACAAAAGTGTTTACATTTGTTTACATTTTGCTTGACAAAAGTGTTTACATTTGTTTACATTTTTCAACTTATGTAATCATAAGTATCCGTCATGTGCTTATAGACCCTCAAAAATTCCCAAGAAAAGTCGTACAGAGTAGACTTTTTATCTATTACATTCCGTTTATAACCTTTCTTTAGAATGTCCGACCAATAAACTTTTTGAGTTCTATCAGGGTCACAGTATTGTTTTAGTTCATCATATTCAAAAGTTGGGTACATTCCATGTACAGTAACACGTTTTTTATTACAAACTTGATTAATAGCTTGCCGAGAACACCTTAAAAAGATAGCACAATCATTACAACTATTAAAAATAACGATGATTTGCCGCTGTGTTACCCCATTTACCATAAAAAGATATACTTTTTTCACATAAATTCCTCCTTATTTTACGAATCGAATAATGATTTTATCTCTAATTTCTTGAAAATTCTGTCTTCATACAACGATTTTAGCTGTCCTTTCTGTAATTTCGATAATTTCATCATATCATTTGGCCTTTCCCCAAGTTCTTTTTCCCTTTTCCAAAGATCATATACAAAAATCCATGCACTATCCTTATAAAATGAATTATGAAGCATCATTTTATCATAAATTTCAGCACTTACAGCTGGTTCATATAGTTTTATTCCAAGATATTCACCTTTACGAGGTGCTTTTTTATTAAAAGGATTCTCTTTTGTCATAATTTTATATAGATACCCACGAGAAATATCAAAAAACGTGCAAGCATCTTCATAAGAAAAGAAAATCATAGCGCAAACGAGATTATCATTTTCACGTACGATGTCGCTTCTATATATTTTAGGTAAGAAAAGATTATCCTTTTTTATCTCAAGATCGACAATTCTTGCTTGCGCAGCATCAAAATATGCAAATAATGATCGTCCAACAGCCATAGCATGCCCTCCTAGCCGTTTTAAGGCCCCAAATCGCCTGATTTGGAGCCTTAACATAATCTTTCGTATACTTTATAGTCTAATTATTAAAAGCCCTAAATAGGCCGTTTTAGGGCCATATAAGGTGATCTCCAAATAAATCGTTTTATATCATCTGTGAGATCAAAACAAGGAAAATCACATACAAAATGAACGATTCCTTTTTGATAAAGAGCCTGTGCCAAAATACGATTAATAGAATATACTTTTCCAGCATAAAGCACTTTTACATATGGCATTCTTAGCGCATTTTCATGGTAAATGGCTATTTTACGTTCTATTTCTTCTTTTATAAGTTCATCGCTTGTTCTATATTCCATAAAAAACACCCTTTCATCAATAATTACTCCCAGTTTTTTTCATATTTTAAGTCCATTCCTTCAATCTCAATACGATATTTTTCATAAGGATATACAGAATAAACTCTTACATCATTATATTCTCTTAAAAGTTTCATATCTTTAAACTGTTCCCTACAAATATCCTCAGCATCTTTTAAAGATGCCTTAACTCCAATAAGACTTATAACCAAATTTGAATCTTTTGTGATGTCACGAAGAGTTGAAATATAGATTTTCATAGATTTACTCCAGTTTTCCAGCAAAAATTGTCTCATTAAACTTACGTTTTCTTCCTATAGCACGCGAAATCGCAATATCGATTGGTGCATGGCTCTTTAAATAGTAGTAATATAGGTCCATATATGGTGTATTATTCCTATTTATACGTCCCGAGGCCTGCTCCATAATGCGATATGAGTAATTTAGAGAGTAAAATATCGTGCAATTTGTTTTCGTGCACTCCCAGCCTTCAGCGCCAGCATTGTAATTCACAAAATA